ATTTTCCCGAAGTACGTAAATGGGTCGTCAATAACCTGGACAACGATACTAGTGTGCTTCTGCGTCGTATTTACGATGCTTGTTATGATTCCATGGTTCCGAGTAGTATTCCTGCTGCTGTGCTTACTCTCGCTAAGTATCAGTATCAAATGGCATTTGTGGCGGATCAAGAAATAAATATGCTTGCTTGTTTAACAGAAATTATGGTGGAGTGTGAATTCAAATGAAAAAGAAATTAATTTTACATTTAGGAGGCAATCTTCAAAGAGCTGATAAGGCTATTGAACTTGCTAATGAAAATCCCGATGCACTGATTCTTATCTCTAGTGAAGGTGGAGATTCAGTTAAGTATTATACTGACAGAGGTATTAGTCCTGAGAGAGTCTTTAATGATATGACTGCTTGGGATACAGTGACTAACTTTACTGCCACGTATAGAAGGATTAGAAAAATTTTTAAACCCAATAAGATCTACGTGGTTACAGATGGTTTCCACATGAAGAGGTCAATGAGGATTGCAAAAGCAGTTTACTTTTTATCTGGAATTCAATTAATTCCATCAAATTCTAGTCCAGTCAATCGTGCCGAGAACCCAAATTATGTTAGAGATGATACTATTCGTTCCTGGATTTGGAAGTTTACCCGGATTCTTTTTTACTGGAAACATGTGAGAGAGAGTAGAATCAAATATGGTATTGGTTATCCGAAAAGGTGGAATGAAATTGCAATTCCTTTCCAATGAATGAAAACGAACTTGAAGAATTGAGATATGATGTAGCACATCATTTACTTAGTAAGATGAGTGCAGGTTCTCAGTTTCAATATGCCTTAGATCGTATGCTACAATTGTGTGAACATTACTCAGAGAAAGAACTAAAAAAACTATTACCCAAATCAAAGAAAAAAACTAAAGGAGGAGGATTCTAATGAAAACTAAAATTAAGGCACAAGTCAAATCCAGATTCTATTATATCTTCTGGGGAACTGCTACTGTAGCAGTTGTTTTAGGCCAACTTTATGTTGGCACTGGATATCGTGTTCTGCACGGCAGTATTCAAGATTTACTTGATAAAGTAGATGGGGTTCTTCTTCATAAAAATGATAATTCCTATGGAGATTTCTTGTGATTCTATCTGAGGATGATGCAGTTTATGCTGCAGATAAGTTCATTACTTATTACTCTCAGTTCAATCGTATTGATGATTATCTTCGTTTTGTAAAAAAAGATCGTATAAGCGAAAGGTCTGGGTCTTTATTTGGAGCAGACACTGAATTTTTTGATGTATTTGGGATGCACCCGAATGACATGAACTTTGAGGTTCATGTTGTTGATACTGATCCTAAAACATCATCAAGATATAATCAGTGGTTGTATTCCGAAACTCTAAATCTTACTGCGTCAAATCCCATTGAGGAAGCAATTCCTGGCAGAACTCATAAGTGGATTGTGATGGAAACAAATACTGACAAAGTTGTTGGTGTTGTTAGGTTTGGATCTCCTACTATTAATAGTAAACCTAGAAACAATTACTTTGGTAAAGTCCTTCCTCTTTCCGACATCAATGCCAATTTTGTCATGGGGTTTAATATTGTTCCTACTCAACCTTTTGGTTTCAATTATTTGGGTGGAAAACTTCTTGCTCTCCTATCATGTTCCAAGGAACTCAAGCAACAATTTGATGAGAAGTATGGAACAGACCTCAAATACTTTGAAACTACATCTCTCTATGGAACAACTAAGGGCGTATCTATGTACGATGGCCTTAAACCCTTTCTAAGGCACATAGGAGACACTGAGAGCAACTTCCTCCCACTCTTTCATGATGATGAGTTCCGTGACTTTTTCTGGTGGTTTAATGAGCGTAATGGTGGCGAACGTTTGATTTCTGCAGACAAGTCATCTAAGAAACTTAAGATACAAGTCAAGATGATTTCTATAATTCGTAAATCTCTCAGGGATGAAGATAAACTCAACCAGTTCAACGAATGTATTGAACATGCGAAATCTTTAACTGAAAAGAAAAGATATTACTTTAGTAAATTTGAACACACAAGCGAAGAAGCAATTACTTGGTGGAAGAAAAAAGCAACTAAGAGATATGAAAAATTACAATCTCAAGATCGAGTCAGAACTCAACTTGAGATTTGGGAACCTGGAGTTGACTTGGAGATCATTCGATAATGGAACTTAAAGACTGGCTTAATTCAATTAACTTCAACAAAGAAGACCTAAAAGAACATACGAAAGATTATCCTCCATATATCATTAATCGTTGTTTGTCTGGGCACCTTGATTGTGTCATGTTTGCTAATGAGATGAACAAAAATTCTCACTTGGATAAAGATATGCAATATTCTTTTTATCTAAATAGCCTGAGGAAAAAGAAGAGATTTTCTCCCTGGCTCCGTAAGGATAAAGTCACGGATCTCGAATGTGTCAAAGAATACTATGGTTATAGTAATGAGAAGGCATCACAAGCTCTGAAAATTCTGACTAAAGAACAGATTAACTTTATTAAACAACGACTTGATATTGGAGGCACAAAATGACTTCTACAGTTGAACCTACTGTTGAATGGTCACAAGACCAAATGGTAGAGGTTATGCTTAATGAACCAGATGATTTTCTCAAAGTCCGTGAAACACTGACGCGCATTGGAGTTGCATCACGGAAGGAAAAGAAACTCTATCAATCCTGCCACATTCTTCATAAGCAGGGAAGATACTTTATTGTACATTTTAAGGAACTGTTTGCTTTGGACGGCAAACATGCAAACCTTACATTGAATGATGTACAACGTCGCAATCGAATTACTCGTCTCTTAGCAGATTGGGGACTTATTTCTGTTGTAAAACCAGATGCCGTTTCCGACATTGCCCCTCTTAATCAAATCAAAGTCCTGGCATATAAGGACAAATCCGATTGGGTGCTGGAACAGAAATACAACATTGGTAAAAAAGGAAAGACCCAGGAAACCGAATAAATAAATCTGCGATCTTTCGTGCGGTCGCTTCAAAAGTCGGAAACCCGAAGACCTCCCTTGACGAGGAGGTCTTTTTTTGCTATGATCGTCTTGAAATTAAATTTGTCATGAGAGACCTATCCAACATTCCTCCTGGACAAACTCAGTGTAGTGTTTGTGGAGTATTGAAGGAGAACACTGAGTTTACATTCTATAAGAATCGTCATACTGATAATGGTTATCGTTTGATGACTAACACGAATTGCGTATCCTGTCAGAAAGAAAAGAGTAAAGAAAGGAGTGCAATCCGAAAAAAATTTAAAAATATCAAACCCCCTGAGTTTGGAACCCCATGTGATTGCTGTGGTAAACCAGTTCATAGAAACTGGCAATTAGATCATTGTCATGATACTGGAGAGTTTCGTGGATGGTTGTGTAAGCAGTGCAACACTGGTTTAGGAAACCTTGGTGACACTTTGGAATCTCTTAAACTTGCTGTAGAATACTTAGAAAGGTCAAAAGAAAATGCAAATCCCGGTCAACTCAATAATCTGTCAAGACAACGTATCCTTCTTGAAGACCCTTCCTGACAGTTGCATTGATATGGTGGTTATGTCTCCTCCATACGACAATTTAAGGGACTACAACGGATATGATCTGGATCTTCATGGTCTTGGAGTAGAACTCCTTAGAGTCCTTAAAGACGGTGGTATATGCGTCATGGTGATTCAAGATGCCACCAAGGATGGAGCAAAGACATTGACCTCTTTTAGAACCATTGTTGATTGGTGCGACAATATTGGATTCCGTCTGTTTGAGTGCAATATCTATAATAGACAAGGAACTGAAGGAGCATGGTGGAAGAAGAGGTTTAGGGTTGATCATGAATATATGCCAATCTTTTTGAAAGGTAAAAGACCTCAATACTTTGATAAAGAGAACATCAAGATTCCTTCTAAACATGCCAATAAGGTAATGACTGGTGCAAACATCAGAACAAAGAATGGAAGAACTGGTTCTAGAAAAGTAAAGATTAATCCTACCAAATGTCCTGGAACTGTTATGACATTTGGAAATACTTGTGGTGGTGAAAGTAAATTAAAGAGTCAGCATCCAGCAGTATTTCCAAACATGCTAGCTTATGACATGATTGAATGCTTCTGTCCCCCTGATGGAGTAGTTTTAGATCCTTTCAATGGTAGTGGAACTACTACACTTGCAGCAAAATGTCTTGGTAGAAGTTATATTGGTCTTGATGTAAGTGAAGAATATAATCAGATTGCAATTCAAAGATTGAATAGTGAAAAGATTGAAAGAAAGAAGGTAGAAAAAACCCAACAAAATAGTTCGGACAACCTTATGCAATTTTTTTGATAATCTTGTATAATTAGTAGTGGATGCCTTCGGGATCCACACAATCTAATCTCGCTTAATAAGGAGAAGTACAAATGACTAATCTCGCACGGTTTACTGCGTCAGATCTTCCTGAGCTTTTGGATAAGATCTCAAAAAATAGTATTGGTATGAATGAATACCTAAATAGGGTATTCGACTTACATGAAACAACGTCGAATTATCCCCCATATAATCTAGTCACGGTTAGTAATGTAGAATCGAGACTAGAATTAGCACTAGCAGGTTTTAGAAAAGCAGAAGTTAATGTCTACACACAAGATGGAAAACTCTTTGTCGAAGGACAAAAAGAAGACAAAGAAAGCAACACAACATATGTCCACCGAGGAGTGGCTCAAAGATCTTTCACCAGATCTTGGACCCTCAGTGATGAGACGGAAGTTAGATCAGTTGAATTTGAGGATGGGTTGCTAAGTATTGTTCTGGGAAGAATCGTTCCAGAATACCATCAAAGGAAAGACTGGTTCTAAATAGTTGCGGCTACCTTGTTAAATATCGTCGCCGCAGAGGGGCAACTGGCAAAATCCAGTTGACGCCCCTCTTTTTTCTTGGTAGAATACTCTTGAAGTTAAAACGTCTCATGGCACCCAAGAAGAAAGAGTACGTCGATGTTGTCCTACCTGTCTCAGGTGATGGTGTTGACTATGAAGTAATCAGTCGTAAAATCACTGAGAACGCACATCGTCAATGGGATGACATCAAATCAGATCCTTATGATGAGATTGTAGAGGTCCGTAAGAAGACTTGTTACGGTAATCCTGAAGAGGTTTTTGAAACTTTTGAAACAGTACGTTATCGTAAGTACAAACCTGTCCCTGAACTTCCTACAGAGGTCAAAGTTGAAAAACAAAAAGTTAAAAAAGAAGTAAAAGTAGAATCATGACTATTAAATTAATGCTACTTAAGTCCGGTGAGGACATCATTGCTGACGTTAGTGAAATGGCTGTTGGTGAAGATGATGATAGGCGAGTTGTTGGATACTTTCTGAATAAGCCTTGTATCGTCAAGATGCGTCAACCAGAACTTCTCACAGAGCAGTGTGATGGTCCAAAGAAAACCGCAGGGTATGAAGTTTCTCTCTTTCCCTGGATGCCTCTTGCTGTAGAGGAGACAATTCCTGTCGTTGCTGATTGGATCATTACAATGGTTGATCCGGTAATCAAACTTAAAGAAATGTACACCACTGATATTGTAAATTACAAAAAAGATGGAACAACAAGAAAAGATAATCAAACTGATAGTTCTGACAAACCAGTCAAAGTTGATCTCGCAGGTTGATCAAGTAGGAGCCGACATTGGCGAACCAGATTGTAAACTGACCAAACCATATGAGGTAATTTTGCAAGAAGATGGTAAACTATTTCTAACCCGTTGGTTGGAAGGTTTCACTCCTGAGGATACTTTTATGATGAGTTCTGATAAAATTCTAACTCTTGCCGAACCCACTCAACAAATTCTCGATAGTTACAAAGGTCAAATTTAATGGCATTATCTAAAAATACACTTGAACACTTGTGTGATGCAGAATCTCACATGCGAGCAGCAATCAAATCTGCCGCAGTGAATGAAAAACCGTTGGTTGTAAAACAACTAGCTGAGATTCTCATGAGCATGGAGCAAACTAAAAAGTTTGACGAAATCATGGATATGTTAGATAATAGAGAACCTGGTAGCAGCGGCAACTTTGGTCCATTTTTTAATAATGAGGATGAATGAAGTTTTACACTAATGTTCAATTAATTGGAAATCAAGTTCTAGTTCGTGGCGTTGATAATGGACAAAGATATGAGTACCGTGATGAATTTTGCCCAACATTATTCGTAAAAACAAAGAAGAATTCTAAGTATAGAACATTAAGTGGAGAATTAGTAGAACCCATCAAACCTGGAAGTGTTCGTGATTGTCGTGAGTTTTATAAAAAGTATGATGAAGTAGATGGATTTGCTATCTACGGCAATGATAGATACATCTATCAATACATCTCTGAAAAGTATCCAGAGAATGAGATTAAGTTTGATATTAATCAAATCAAACTAGTAACTCTTGATATTGAGACAACTGCTGAATATGGATTTCCTGATGTAGAATCTGCAGCAGAAGAAATTCTTGCGATTACAATTCAAGATTACACCACTAAGCAGATTGTTACTTGGGGACAAAGACCTTTTCTCAACAAACAAAAAAATGTAACTTACCATCATTGTCCCACTGAACAAGAACTTTTAAATCACTTTATCAGTTATTGGATGCAGGATGTTCCTGATGTGGTGACTGGTTGGAATATTCAATTGTTTGACATTCCATACATCTGTAAGCGTCTTAATAGGGTGCTTGGAGAAAAGTTGATGAAGCGTTTTTCCAACTGGGGACTTGTGACTGAAGGTGAAATTTATATACAAGGTCGTAAGCATGTTACCTTTGATGTTGGTGGACTCACTCAACTTGATTATTTGGATCTCTATAAAAAGTTTACATACAAAGCACAAGAGTCATATCGACTTGACTACATAGCTGAGGTGGAGTTAGGTCAAAAGAAACTAGATCACTCTGAGTTTGACACCTTCAAGGATTTCTATACGAAAGGGTGGCAAAAGTTTATTGAATATAATATTGTTGACGTGGAACTTGTTGACCGTTTGGAAGACAAGATGAAATTGATTGAACTAGCATTGACTATGGCATATGATGCTAAGGTCAACTATGCAGATGTGTTCTATCAAGTTCGCATGTGGGATAATATAATCTATAATTATCTAAAGAAGCGGGATATTGTTATCCCTCCTAAGATTAGGTCCGATAAAAACGAAAAATATGCGGGGGCATATGTCAAGGAACCGATTCCGGGAAAGTATGATTGGGTGGTGTCTTTTGATCTTAATAGCCTATACCCTCATCTTATTATGCAATACAATATCTCGCCAGAGACATTACTCGACGAAAGACACCCAACGGCTACAGTTGATCGAATCCTTAATGAAGAGATAAACTTTGAGTTGTATAAGGATAATGCGGTATGTGCTAATGGTGCAATGTATCGCAAGGATGTTCGTGGATTCCTACCAGAACTCATGGAGAAGATGTATGGTGACCGTGTGATCTTCAAGAAGAAAATGCTTCAAGCAAAACAAGCATATGAAAAAACACCTACTAAGGCACTGGAGAAAGAGATCGCCCGTTGTAATAATATCCAGATGGCTAAGAAAATTTCGCTCAACTCTGCTTATGGTGCAATCGGTAATCAGTATTTTAGGTACTATAAACTGGCCAATGCGGAGGCGATTACGCTTTCTGGTCAAGTCTCTATCCGTTGGATTGAGGGTAAGATGAACCAGTATCTAAATAAACTGTTGTCTACAACTGAAGAGGATTACGTTATTGCATCTGACACAGATTCAATTTATCTTAATCTTGGACCTCTTGTTGATAAATTTTTTGCTAATAAGTCTAGCGATAAAGCAAAGGTCGTTGAACTACTTGATATGGTATGTCGCGACAAGTTGGAACCGTACATCGACAAGTGTTACAACGACTTGGCAACGTATGTATCGGCATATGACCAGAAAATGCAAATGAAGCGTGAGAATATCGCTGATCGTGGTATCTGGACTGCGAAGAAGCGATACATTCTCAACGTATGGAACAGTGAAGGTGTTCAGTATTCTGAACCTAAACTGAAGATGATGGGTATTGAAGCAGTTAAATCATCCACTCCTGCACCATGTAGGAAGATGATTAAGGATGCACTAAAGTTGATGATGAGTGGAACTGAAGAAGAAGTTATCGACTTCATTGATAAGTCTCGTGCAGAGTTTAAGAGCCTACCACCAGAACAGATTTCATTCCCAAGATCTGTATCTGACGTTGTGAAGTATAAATCTTCTTCTAGTATATACATTAAAGGAACTCCAATTCATTGTCGCGGAGCACTACTCTTTAATCACTATATCAAGAAGAATAAACTGGATAACAAATACTCACTTATCAAAAATGGGGAGAAGATTAAATTTTGTTATTTAAAAAAACCAAATCCAATGCATGAGAATGTTATCTCATTCATTCAGGACTTTCCCAAAGAACTGGACATTGACAAATACCTTGACTATGACCTACAATTTGAAAAGTCCTTTGTCGAACCACTGAAAGCCATCCTTGATGCTATCGGTTGGAATGTCGAAAAAACTGTAAACCTGGAACTATTTTTCTCCTAATGGAACTGCCTATTAACGATAAAGAACTGAGCACCATTGTAAGTGCATTGAGACTTGGTGGTGATACATCTCTTTATCAAAAACTGAAAAAGATTAAGGACATTCGTGATGCTAATCCAGGTGGTCCTTATAAGAAAATTGCCCGTGAAGAATTTGGATTTGTACTATGATTAAAGTTAAGTATCAACTTAAAGGGAATTCAAATACGACACTCTTTAAGTTCTTTAAGACTGAAGAACGGGTAGAGACATTTAAATCTCAAAACCCAGATTATATTTTTGACTAACTATGGATTTTTTAAAAGAAATTGTAAAAGAGATCGGAGATGACTACACAAAACTCGCAAGAGACATCGACGACACAGAACAGTTTGTGGACACGGGTTCGTACATTTTTAACGGACTTGTTTCAGGGTCTATATTTGGTGGTGTATCTGGGAATAAGATTACTGCCATTGCTGGCGAGTCTAGTACTGGAAAAACTTTTTTCTCGCTTGCAGTTGTCAAGAATTTCTTGGATTCTAATCCTGATGGGTATTGCCTATATTTTGACACTGAAGCCGCTGTTAATAAGTCTTTACTCTCAAGTCGTGGATTAGACTTAGATCGCGTTGCGGTTGTCAATGTGGTTACTGTTGAAGAATTCCGAAGCAAGGCACTAAAGGCAGTTGATCTTTACTTAAAAAAACCTGAAGACGAACGCAAACCCTGTATGTTTGTGCTAGACTCTCT